TTGTGGTTCTCATGTCGACTGTGATGTTGATTCTGGTTGTGACGAAGTCGTAGAGCAGTTCTGGTGTCTCCTCGTTGTGTGCAGTCTCGAAGACGAGGACGTAGTCGGTCCTGTCCAAGTCGAGCCTCTTCCCTCTCTCTGCACCGACCTCTGCTATGTCTATGATGACGGGCTTGAAGTTGCCTGTGTTGCCCCTGTTCCAGTTGTCACTGAGAGTGTCAATCACTAGGTCGATGCCTTCCTTGAACGTGGCTACCATTTCTTGACCTCCATCTCCCTTTCGTATAGTATGAAGTCAGGCTGTAGTTTGCCGTCTCGCATGACCACCTTGTGCTCTCGGAGAGCGGGGGACTCATTTAACATGCGGGTATTCACATTGTTGTTAAACGACAAGATTTCATCTGCTGATGCCTGTGTCCCGTTCATCCTCTCGTATCCGTCAGGTGTCTTCTTGAGGCCTGACAAATCCGCTTCCTGCCTCTCTATGGCCTCTCTGAACTCGGGAGGAGTCTGCGTTATGAGCATCTTCAGTTGCTCCTGCGTCTCGCCCTTCTCGAACTCCTTCGCAACTGCCTCCATGTAGTCTACGTAGGATGGGTCATTGCGGTCAATCGCCCTATTACTCAAACGTAATCACCTCTATGTATCGAGGTAGCGTCCTGTCTATGTCCTGCCTGTACAGTTGAATCTTGGAAGCGAGGTCCACGTTCTGTGTACCCTCTGGTATGAGGACGCTCCTGTCATCGCTCATGAGCAACTCGATGGCCACCATCTTCGTGCATATGTCCTCTATCGCTTGCTCCAGATACCTCTCTCCGTAGATGTATGCCACCTTGACTGCGTTCCACTCGAAGAACGGGTATGAGTTGTTGAAGTAGACTATGCCCATCTCGTGGTCTACCCAGTAGTCCCTGAGCCTTGCTCTGTCACCACTGGAACTACCGCCTTGCAAATCGACTGATAGTCTATGTTGGACTATTCCAGTTCCCGTCGTGTTGAGGGTGGTGAGCGGAGTGCCACTGACGTTGGCACAACCAGTGAACGTGCCGAAGGCCGTCACAGCACCCGTGTCTTCATCGAACGTCGTTGCGGTCTTGCCAGTGTAGGACACTACGTCGTTCCCTACCTGCAATAGGCCCTTCTCTGCGAAGCCAGTCGTGTTAGACGCAGTGGTAGTGGCTAAGCCATCCTCATAGATGTAACCTAAGGTCACAGTAGCGGTACCGGAACTACCTGAGACTGACGCGCTATTAGCGTTAGCAGTCTGGGTTTGAGATATCTGTAGGTTGGTGGTGTCGTTGGTTGCTATGGTACAGGTCTCTCCCGCTTGGGTGGACCTCATGCTCGTGATTTTTACCTGACCGCTGCCGTAGTCGGCATTAGCGGTCGCTAGGAACTCGTTGTGGACAGCGACGTTGGATGTGCTTCCCTCTAATGTAAATGCGGGTGCAAACTCAACCGCTGCCTTATTGACCCTGTCTTCCTTGTTGATGAGGTCTGCTAGGTTCTGCGCTGTGGTTATCATGTCGAAGTCCGCTCTCCATTGTCCGGTGCCGGTGCCCACGGACAACGTGGCAGTGCTCCCATTACCAGCAGACAGGTACAGGGAGTTACCAGAAAGTTCTGCGTAGTTCTCCACATTGACACGTGCCTCAGCAGCGCCTATCTCCCTGTAGTCGTCACCCTGCCACAGTTCTATACGGAGCATCTGCTGAATATTGCGAAACAGAAGAGGCGTGGTGCCTACGTAATCGGTGTAGTACCTCCGCCTGTACGGCTTGTAGGTGTCGAAGTTGATGTACTCGGCAGAGACCAGATTGGGCCTCCATGAGTTGTGGGTCACGTTGTCTATCTTGTCCTGCATCCTAGTGATAATCGCATTGACCTTGTCCTTGGTGATACCACGAGTCCTGCCATTAGTGAACGACGCTTGGTTCTGGACGTATCCGTTATCCGATATCTCGTATAGACCGGGGTTTATCGTCTCTGAGAACGTCAGTTTGACACCACCAGCCGTGGATGTGATGCCAGTGATGGTGCACGTGGTGCCCATTGGGTCGGCATCGCTGTAGATGAGAATCGTGTCCTCCGCTGAGAATCCAATGTTCCTGTAGTCAGAGCCCGTTACGAACACGGCGTTGGCCTCCGCGTTGGCGGACATCAGCACCGCTTCCTGCGGCCCTATGTCCAGCAGGTCTGCGACCTTCTGCGCAGTTGTGTATACGATAGCAGTGGGGTCGAGGGGTCTTGTCTCAGGTTCACCGGGGCTGAATACTTGTGGCATTAGAGCCTTGCCTCCTCGTTCCTAACTCCTAGGTTGTACTCCATCGGCCTGTCACAGGAGCCGCAGGTCTCCCTCCACATGAAATGAAGGAAACCACAATGCTTGCACCGGGTACCTGCGCCTATGTTGAGGATGTCAGCGACGTCCTTGACTCTCTTGTGCTGCTTACGCACAGTGCCTTTCAGGGGATTGAGGTTGTCCTCAACCACACCGCTGTCGTATTTTATGTCTGAACGTACGTTTTTCTTCTGTGCTCGGGAGATGTCCTCGATGTCAAGTTCTCTTAACTCGAAACCCATGCATACCCCTCACCATCAAACGTATGTAACCAGTATGTAGACGTTGCCTAAGACCGTAAAAGGGTCCGATGCTATCAGGCTGGTGGCGCTTGACGCATCAGTCAACGTGCCCACAGCACCCGCTATGGTCGATGACAGCGCGGACGTGTCACTGAACTCCTTCGGTGAGAAGGGTCCAACGACTTTGTACTTCGGTGTTAGGTTAACCATCTAGGTCACCGCCTTAACTGCGGTGTCCCATAGCGAACCATGTGCCGTCTTGCCCGTTTACGTTCTGGATGACCAGAGAAGTGCCGTTGATGAGTGCGAACACTCCGTCGACTCCTGCTCCAGTTCCAGCGGTACCGCTTCCCGCAACCGCGTTGCATGCAACTATGTCGGCTAGTAGACCGGATAGGTCTATGCTGCCTCCTGCATCGCTTCCGCCGTTGGTGAATGTTCCTGTCACCATCAGTAGGTTGCCCATTACGTGTGGTCTTGTGTCTATTGTACTTTCAAATGCCATTTATTTCATTCCTCCTGTGTTGTCTCCTCGACTGTTTCTTCGACTGCTTCCTCGACTACGGGTGCAGGTGGGTTGAGGACACCGTCAACCAGTTCCAATAGTTTGGTCTTGGTCCTGTATCCTCCACCCACGCTGTTTCCGTTGTCTTCCAACCATTCCACGATTTTGGCCTTAGTCCAACTCATGTCTGGTATGCCGTCGTTTTCTTCGTCGAAGTGAACTCCTTCGTCTCCCTCAATCAGATAATGTGTGTCACTGATTTTCCTACGGTGTGCGTTAAGCCATTCCTGACTGACTTCTCTCCTTTCCATACGGCGGAAGGCTCTGACCGTTCGGTCAGGGCTCCTCCTCTCGTAGAAAGGACCTTTGTAGGTTAAGTAGGGCACGAAAGGTCACCTCAGTTATACATCACCATGATGTCGCCAACAACGTCGTTTGCTCCACCCACTACGTGTAGTGTGAGGGTCAGACCGCTTCTTGAGATGTCAAGAGCCATGTTGTTGCTTGCGTGAGCATCGTTCACTGGTGTTGCGTCATTCTCTTGGATGAATACAGTCAAGATGCTGCTTATTCCACCACTGAGGATGATTGTTTCGTTATCTGCGCCACCTGTGAAGGTAATCAATGCCATCTTCGGTGCTGGGTCGTATCCGTTTGCTCCGTCTGTGTTGGATGCGTTGAACGTACCGGGACCCCCACCGGGGTAAGATACATCGGCTGCACCGTCTAGGTATTCTGTCGTGTCATGCGAACCCGCTCTGAGTTCCCATGCCCCTACTAGGGTTGCTGTTGCTGTTCCGCTTAGTACTAATTCTTCTGCCATATCTTTTCACTCCTCTATTTTCTCCTATGCAACCTCACTTTAGGTCACGAATGCTCCCTTGTGCTCCGAAGAAGGTGGTCCATACCTCTCCCATCGTTCTGTAGAGTCCTTCCTGACCTAGCCTGTTGATGGCGAATGGGTCGCCAGTCTCGATTCCCGACTCGAAGTATTGGGTCGGTATCGCAGTGCTGAAGTATAGGTAGTCTGTGTCTAGGTAGTAAATCTTGGATAGGTTTCCATCGTCATCCATGTCCTTGGTTGGGATGATTGGCACACCGTTGTAGGTCGCTACGATGAACCCTGCCTCGATACCGGGTACACCCTTCACGCCGTTGTAGGTTGGTGTGACTCTCTTCTCTTCCATGAACCTCTGCTGGGACTGTAGCAGTTGCTGTAGTCTCATCAGGGTGTCGTATCCGGTTAGCATGACCTTGGGGTTTCCACCACGCTCCCAGATTTGCTGGAACAGAGTGTCCAGTTGGTCTAGGGATAGCGTTCGGTCAGTACCAGCGCTGTCACAGTTGACTTCTGCGTCGGACCATGAGTTAGCGGACCTGTCTATCGAGTAGATGTCCATGTCTGAGTCTGCGTCGACGTGAGTCGAGCCACCACCCATTGCTGCGTGGCTTGCAGTGATTCGGTCCAAGGACTCGAAGTTGTTGCCTGCTAAGTCATTAACATCGTCAAGAAGCATCTTGTTGACCATCTCAGCGTGGTGCTTGCCCATCTCCTCCTTGAGGACTGCTCGGATGTCTCCAAGTCCATCGTCCCTGTCTGCTAGGAAGATTGCTGTCTCGGACATATCGAACGTGTGTGCGATAGTCTTTGGCTTTGCAGCGATGTGCTGGAAGGTTGGCTTCACAGTCTCAGGTAGGGTTGCGTTCTCTGCAACTCCACCATGTATGTTGCCTGAGTTAGGCTTGTCCGTGATGACTCTCCATCCTGACCTGTCCCAAGGCCTCTTTGGTAGTATGCTGAATGCGTTGAACTCTTGGTTCAACTGCGACCAGACCTTGCGTCCGTAGATTGCTTGGTAGGTACCAGCAGTCGTGGACAGCATAGGGCTGTCAGCCTTCAATAGTTCGCTACCAGTGTATGAGTAGCCCATTGCGTTCCCGGCGCCATAGTAATAGCGCTCCATGTCAGTTATTGTGCGTACGTAATCTCTTGCCATATTTTTTCACCTCACTCCGGATTGAAGGCCCTCGTTGCCAGATTGTGCACCTCGCTCCAAGACATCTTGGCTAGGTCCTCGGTGGAAGGGACGGACACCGAAGGTGCCTCTGCCGACTTCCTGAGTTCCTCACCAACTTCTGGTGCGGTGGTCACGCTCTCGATTCTCTCTGATAGCGCTTCAATCGATTTCTGTATGTCTGCTAGTGGTCCGCGAGCATCATATGCTGCTGCTTCGGCCTTTGCGATTTCCTCTTCTCGCTCGCTTGTGTAGCGCTGAGCGAACTCCTGCTCGAGGATGTTCCTGTAGTCCTGCTCCATTGCAGCAGCCTTGTAGACCTCGTATGCGGCCTCGACGTCTGCATCACTAACCAGTGCTGGGTCCAAGTAGTCAGATTTCTTGACTTCCTTCTTTCCTCCCTTTCCAGTGGTGCGAGAGATGGCGTTGGTCGAAGGAGCGCCGTTCTCCTGCGCTCTACCCTTCACCTGACCACCGAAGTAGTCAGCACCGTCCCCAATGGACTCTGGTGTGGAACCTAGGTTTGCTTTCTCGAGGTCATCGAAGTGTGCTCTTGCGCCTTCGATGTCGACTCCGCCGCTCTTCAGGGTGTCCTCCATCCAGTTGAGGTACTCAGAGGTGATGACGTCGGAGTACTCCGACTCGGACTTCTTCTTCTTGTCCTTGTCCTTGTCCTCGTCCATTTTCTCCTCCATGGCTTTCTCCTTGCCATCCTTGTCCTCGTCCTTCTTGCCTTCTTTCTTGCTTTCCATGTGCTCCTTCAGACCCTCGGGCATGCCCTTCTCCATGGAGTCGAGCCTGCCTTCGAGACGAGAGAGAACATCGCTCATCTGTTTCATCATATCGTCGTTTTCATCCGTCATGTTTTTTTCTCCTGTGTCTTCTTTGAGAATGCTAAATGTTGCCTCTGGGTTTATTCCTTTTTCGCAGATTGTGATTTCGTGAAGTTCAAGTTTGCTGATTTCTTGGTAGTCCCCCCTCTTTGGGTCAGATTTCCTCATTCGCTTGAACGCTTGGCCGCCGATGCTGAATCCCCTGAGTCCGCCTTTGCGTATTTCCGCTGAGACTTCCTTGGCCTTCTCGATGTCGTTTCGTAATTGAACCACTACAAACATCCCGACATCGTCGACTTCGCTTTTCCACAACCTCCCTTCGCTATCTGTATAATTAGGAATTACATCTCCGACTTGTATATTTGAGTGCGCTAGTTGGACGTTCCTGTACTTCGGGTCTTCCATGAATTTCTGGAATGCGTCCTTCAATGCCCCCCTTGTGATTATATCGCCCTGCTTGTCAACCAGTTCGACGCTGGCGTAACCAGCGACAATGAGGTCGTTGCCACCCTTGAGGAGGTTGATTGACTCATTGTTACGAAGCAGTTGTTCACTTAGGACCACTAACCTCGTGTTGCTTTGTCATACTACTTATACCGCTCGCAAGTCTTGTCGCAAGGTTTCATGGCTCTAAATCGTCATGCTGCTCTTCATTTTTCTCTTTGCGTCGAGGTTTCTTGGGATAGTCGGATGGTTTCTCTGGGTCCTCCTCAGGACGCTCCTTCATGTCCCAATCGGGCACGGCATGCTCTGAAGTCAATGAAGTGGGGCCTCGGGGGCTGGCTATGTCTGAGCCTACATCAATACCAAGGGCCCTGCCACCGCTCATCGGGTAATGACCGCTGCCTGTAGCCTTCTCGAGTTTGTCCAGAATCCTCTCCATGGTGAGAAGCGCCTTCAAGGTCTCCTTAGGCTTGAGCAGGAGGTTCTTGTCCTTCTTGGGCTTCAGCAGGCCAGCGCTCTGCTGCTGTATCCTCTTGGCTCGTTCGTCGGTCATGCCCTCGTCAGCCTTGTCTTCGTCCCAGTCTGCCTCGTCTACGGTCTTTGTCTCCAACTCCTCCTTCAGCATGTCATTGAAACCTTGACGCCAATAGGGTTCTAGGCTGTCAGCGAGTCTTAGTGAGTAGTCCGATTTGGTTATGCTGCCTATCGCTGCGATTGGATTCACTGGCTCGTTATCCACTATCTCGTACTTGACCAAGTCCTCAGGAAGGTGGAGGACGAAGTGCCCTCTGTCCATCTCCATTGCGAATGGTATGTGCACCCTCTCTTCGGACTTGGCGAGGAGGACCCACTTGGGATGCCTCTCCTCTCCCTTCATGTAAGTGGACTTCGCATCTCTCAGCAGGAGTTTCTGGCCCTTTCCACCTAGGTCCTTGACTGCCTCCTCGAAACCCACCTCATCCGTGACTCGTATCGACTCCGGGCTGGGGACGTGAACTGGCTCGTGGCTGTCGAACTGCCCCCTGATGAGTTTGACTCGCTCTCTGGTTGTGAGGTCGGTGACGTCAGTCTCCTCGTAGAGCATGATGTCATTGATGTGGAGTTCGTCGTCCACTATCGTCCCGTCTATGACGTAGTCTCTCTCGCAGACCTTCCTCAACGCGCTCCTCATGGAGTCGTCGACTCCCACTTTCTCACCATCCTCGTCCGTGATGTCGACTCTGCTGCCCTTCCTCTTGACCTTGACTCTGGTGCCCTCGTGGTACTTAGATACCACCCATTCACCTGTGAAGCCCCTCAGTTGCTCCATGTCCTCCAACTCGAATATGCGATGGAGCGGGTCGATGAGGGGGAGTTCCTTTGGCAACTCGCCTTTCAGCATCTTGCCTACGTAATCCAGACCCATGTCCATGGAGAGGGTTCCATCTAGACCCACTCTGGTCTGGTTGCTCTGCAAGTCTGGTATCAGGGCAAGGTCAGGGTTGGAGTAGAGGTCATTCGTCCAACTCTCCTTGAACACCTCGTTCAACCAAGGTATGGACACGGTGTTCAGCAGTTGCTGGTCTGGTAGGTTCTGACCGACCATGGGACTGCCTCGGCTACCGTACTCTGTGCCTATGGAAGGAGACATCAGTCTCCCGTGGTCCATCTCCCCCGAGTTGTGCACAGGAACCGCTACGTTGCCTGACATTTCTTGGTTCGGTCTGATGGGGACTTTCATCTTGCCATGGACTGGTTTGGTGATGCTGCCTGCGCTTGCCTCCTCGAGCGGACCCGACTGCCCCTCATCGAAGGTGAAGATGTGACTGGAGAGCGCCTTGTGCCTCTCCCTCTCCCTACTCGTCGAATTGATGTCCTTGTCAGGCGTTGGATGCTCCTGATGGCCAAGGCCGTATGCAGTCATGTCACCCATCCTAGCCAATTGACGGAGGAAGCCGAGGGAGCGATATGCCGTATTGCCTGTGTTGAAGGCCTTGGCCTCCCTCTTGCTTCTAGTAGGTATGTCCTCGAAGCCATCGATGTGCTCCCTGAAGTCGCCTATGTCCTTGAACTCCGAGAACATGTTGCCGATGCTCGGATGGATTTCCTCCCCCATCGTGGCGATTTGCCCAAACGTAGAGGCCTTGGTGGGACCGACTAGGCTGCTCAACAAGTCCTCCACTTGCGCGTTGTGTAACTCGTCATCAGGCAGGCCTAGGGCATTCCTTGCCCTGTCTATCTCCTCGTCGGAGGGGGTCTCTGCATCCGGGGGAAGCAACTCCACGCCCTTGTCCCTCAGAGCGGTAGCAAGTTTTCTGTGCGGTGATGTCTGCCCTCTTGACCCTACCTTCTGCTCTAGGCTCTCCCTAGTCTCCTCCTTCTCGTGGTACCCTATCGTCTCTAGGGTATGGTTCGGGTCAACCGCTAGACCACGGCTCGCATCATGAGCGAGCCTCATCGCATTCGCCAAGGCTTGGACGGGGTTGCCGGTGTTGAAGGCATCCGGGTCTTTTTCGAGTATGAGTGGTAACAGCACTTCTCTGGCGTATGTGGCGCTCGCCATCGCGTCAGCATCCAACTTCTCAGAGAAGTCTTGGCTCAATGAGAGGTTACGACTGTCCTTGAGTTGCCTCATCTCGTACTGTTCTAACAGCGTCTTCGCCTCATCGATGTCGGCTTCCAACAGCGCTACGTCAGCCTCCTGCCGTCCGTACGACATCTGTTTTACTCTGTCCAACTGCTCCTGCAAGTCGTTTATCTGATTGGATAGGCGTCTCTTTATGTCCGTGCCACCGGGCTCGACATCTGGTATCTCCTTCTTCGCATCACCTAAATGCAGGAGCAAGTCAGTGAAGTCCACTCCAGACGATTCGTATAGGGGTCTTAGGCCTTGGAGAGAGGATGTCGCACTTGGGTTATCGAGCAAATCCAAATATGAATAAGTCATCTGAGTGGGTGGATTGAGCGGGCTGTTCATTCTTCCGAGAGCGAACATCATGCGATTGGAATGAGCCGCTCTGTTGGCGAGCGAGGTGTCCCTTCTCACAACCGAACCCACTGCGGCATAGGGATGGAACTGCTGGAAGTCAGCAGAGGTCTCCCTGTCGAACTTGCGGTCCCTGAAGTGGGTCTCGTCAGTAGGCAACTCAGCATGCAGTTTTGCCATCAACTCAGGGAAGAGGGTGGATAGTTCATCCGTGTAGTTATTGTGACTGCTGCCTGCTACCCCGCTACCATCAATGTCCCTTCTGGAGACACCATGCCTAGACAGAATCTGCAAGGCGGTCATGGGGGTGCTGAAGCCGGGTTGTAATTTAGTGGCGTGAAGCCCCCCATAGAGACCAGTAGTGCCGATTCTGGGTTCCAGCATTGACTCTGACATCTGACCGAGCAGGGACTCCTCATCACCATACATGTGGTGGTGATGGAGGAACTCCAAGTACGTGGTCGGGTCTCTCCCCAACCCACCTCTGTCGGTGAGGAACTTGGTCATCATGTGAGCGAGCCCTCTCTTCTTTCCATCCATGTCTATGTGATGGTCCTCATGGCCATCGGGCATGTCTGAGGAGGTAGGGGGATTGAACCCGGACCTCAGGAACTTGTATGCGTTCTTGATATCCTTAGACTGCTTTCCTAATGATACGCCCTTCTGATACTCATCTAGCACCCTTTCGACTTGCTCCCTCTCCAGCAGCGGACCTTGGTACGCATTGCCTAGAGTAGGGTGGTCCTCTATGCCTATCTCGCTCAAATCGTCATTATACCCAATCAGGCTGAGTAGGCCCTCTCTGTCCAAATCCGCTTCGTTGCTCTCATTGGCATGCTTGGAGACGGCCTCTGCTAGACTCTCTTCGGTCTCTGCGAAGGCATTGATTCTATTCTGGTTGAACTCGTTGTGGGGGAACAGTTTGCTGATGGGAATCTCGGTTCCCGTCTCTCGACCCTCGTTGACTGCCTTGGATATCCGCTCTAGCAGCGTGTCATAGGCGCTCTTCACACCAGTCACCTTCCCATCGCTGTCTGTAATCGGTATGTCGACTGCATTCAAGGCAGTTGCAATCCCACCCTCATCGCCTATGTACTTGGAGTCGGTCTCTGCGTCTTCTATCGTGGCGGGCACGTTGGGCGATAATGACTTGTGGCCTCTGGTGATGTAGTTCATCTCCGCCCCCGCGTTCATCTCTAGGTTTTTCTTGAGTCTCGATATCGGGAACTCCTTCCCATCCGATAGGGTCACAAACTGCTTGTTACCATCATCGGTATCATGGTCGCTGATGTGCTGGAGGATTCTGGTTCTGTCCTCGGGCTTGAGGAAGTACATCCCCTTCATCAGGGTGTCCCAACCCATTGAGTGGCTATGCCTAGTCATGTAGGGCTCGGCTGCCTCTGGACCGTATTCATCGATGAACTCCTGTATTTGCTCGTCAGTGAATCCTTCAATAGGGTTAATCACAGAAGTGCTGGTGTCCTTCCCTCTCAAGGCTTTCATCCTGTCCTTGAAGTGCTGTATCTGCATGGCCCTCTCCTTCTTCTCCTCGGAAAGCCCGGAGAATTTTTCCTCGAGGGCAGCCATGTCAGTCCCCTCCTCCTCCTTCCATCTCTCATAGTCATACAGCCTCATCGTCTCCATGTGGTTGTAAGGGTTGTCGACGTCTTTGGATGCAGGGCCGCCGAAGAAGGGATAGATAGTCTCCTCCTGACCAGTGTCGTTGTTGTACTTCGTTATGCCCTTGTAGATGGGGGAGTTCAACTTCCTATGGTGCTTCTCATGGGCATCCTCGGCCTTCATAGCCTGCTTGGCGAAGGTCTCCTCCTCTGGTGCCTCTGCCATGCTCTCATGGAAGTCGTCCTCCCACCATGGCGTATCGTCATGACCGAAGTACTTCTCGAAGAGCATCGATTCGTACGTCGGTGCCCCCGTGATTCCGTTTTGTATTCTGAGGGGATGCACCTGCTCATGGAATGGATGATGCTCTCTGTAGTGGTACTCATCGCCAGTCTCAATGCTCGGCCAAGAGCCATGGGCCATTCCAATGTTATCGGGGGACTTGATTCTGTCCTTCCACACGTGGTCGGACATCATTCCCGAGAGCACCCTGCTGAGGTTGACGTCAGGCTTACTAGCGGGTTTCTTCCTTGGGACTGTGCGTTCCACACCGCTTTCGGTCCTCTCCAGAAAGTCCACGAGTTCATCAGGGGAAAGCGTCCTCTTGAGGATGTCCGTTGAGGCCTTGAGGCAGAGTAGGTCATCAATGGTTGCTTGGTAGTCTATTCCCGAACGGATGACGCTCTCGACTGAGAGCAGGTAGTGACCCGCTTCCTCCTCGATGTCTAGGTTCTGGGAGATTGATTTGAGGAGGTCCGTCCTGTTCCTTGCAAGAACTTCTAAAGCATCCTCTCGCACTTGACCACCTTCTCACCTCATCGGCGTGTACTGTGGACACTCACTGAGGGTCTCACCCTCATGACCGGGAAGTTTGCATCCCTCATACGCATTAGCACCGCACCTACCGCAGGGGCTCATTACCGCTGCTGCTTTTCTAACCGCTATTTGACCCAAGTTCATCCCTCTGTCTGGTGACCGGGGGCAGGGTTGTCATGTGGATTCTGGTTCCTGTTCAGGGCTTCTATGTTGACGCTGGACTGGCTCGCACCCTTGTTTGCAACGTCCTCCGAGTCAAGCAGGGACTGGTTGGTGGTGTAGTAGGCGTTGAACGTCTGACCGCCTGTCTCTGACATGAACTGCACGTGTCCGGGGTTGAAGTCGAAGGACTGAGCCTTGTGATGTTCTCCCTTCTCTACCTTATCGACGTTCTTGTCGCATTGCTTCTTCTGCTCTGCTGTACACTCTGAGTATTTCTTGCCGAAGTTCTTCATGCAGTACTTGTCTTTTTCGTCCATGTCGCCCTTCTGCATGGTACCGTACTTCTTCATGCCTGCACAGCCTGTTTTCATAGTGCCGTCCTTCATCATGCAACCAGTCTTCGATATCTTACCACCACATTCGGGGCACTTGTCGCCTTTCTCCAGAGCATCGGCCCTCTCGAGCAGTGCATTGGCTTTCTTCAGCAGTTGAAATGCCTCATACGAGGCTGGGCTTGGTATTGGTCTCATCTTAGTACATCTCCTTGACTTCTCTTGTCTGTTCTGCCATTTCGTGTATCTCACTCCATGACATGTTGTGAATGTCCTCGTTGCTGAAAGAGTCACTGTTGTCTGACTTCACGACGGTCTGGGCATCGACACCGAAGTCTCCTCTGAGCGGGTCGGTGCTGACATCGTCAGCGAGAGGAGTGCGAACTGACACGTATCCCGCCTTCCTAAGCAGGGCAGCGGGTGAGTCTACCATCTTCCTGAGAGCCGCGTTCTCAGCCTTGAGTATCTGCACGTCTTGGTCTATGCTCTCCATCTTAGAGATGAGAGTGCTCATCAGTCTCTCGGCGCCGTCCTCTCCCATTAGTCTCACTCACCGGGTCCGACTCTTCTCCCGAACGTGCTCCTAGCCTTCTGCATTCTGGGATTGGTGCTAGATGAGAATATGGTTCCGGGCAGTTGGATGTCCCTGTTCGCTGGGTCGAAGGTGTTGCCAGTCTCGTTGAATGATGCTGTTGGAACTCCATTGGCATATACTGTGAGGGGGTCGGACGCTGCTGCCTCTGCCTTCTTAATCTCGAAGACTAGGTCATCTTCCAAGTAGGAACTGAGTTTCTTTATCTCGGATAGGTGCATCCTAGCAGCCTCTGGCTCGTTGGCCTCTAGGGCCTTTGCGAAGGCCTCATTATGTACGTTCATCTTTCTCGCCATAGGGTGCATCTTGAGTAAGTCCATGGTAATCTCGCCCTGCTCGTAAGCGTCACGACTTTTAATTATGCACCCCGAAACCTTCTCGCATTCATTAATGCACGGCTATTTTGCTCCTGCTGGGAGGGCATTGCTCCTCTCTGTTGAACCGATGATATCGGAGAGCCGGAACCGCCTGTCGTTCGGCGTTGTGGTGCGGCTGGTCCTCTGGGTGCTCTTATGCCAACTCCCTCCCCTCCGGGTTGGGATGGCGGCATCATCTGCCTCAGCATCCCCGGTGGTGGTTGTTGACTCATCACACCGGCTCCCATTGGGATTCCTTGACCCGGTGGCATACCGGGAGGCATGCCCGGTGGCATACCGGGAGGCATGCCCGGTGGCATCATGCCCTGCTGCATCGCTTCCTCAGGTGGTAGTTTCCTGTAGGAGAACCTGATGTCCCTGTCTCCCTCCTCTAGGAGTTCGGGCTTGTAGCCGAGCATCTGCATCCTCTGTGCGAGGTTGACCTCCATCTCATCCCTCCTGAGTCTGGTTATCTCGTCCTCCTCCTCGTTCGGGTATAGGGTTATCTTCCAATCCGTGACATCCATCTGCTCGAGCAACCTCGGGAAGAGAACATCGGTGTAGACCTTCTGGCCGAACTCAACTGCCCTGTTGGTGACTAGAATCTGCATCCCCTCATTGCCGAGCCCTCCGCTCTTTCCGCTGTCGACCATGAATATGCTGCTGACGCCGTAGAACGCTGCTATCCTGTTCCTTATCTCGTCCCTGACAGCGGTGTACTGCATCTCCTCCAGAGTATCCATGAACTTGACCCAGTTCACACCGCCCCTGCCTGTCTGGCTCTCTATGCCGACCTTGGGAACGTAGTGCGGGTCCCTCTCCATCTTTTCGTCAACGGACTTCCAGAATGACTTCATCGATTCGAGATTGTCAGTGGTTACCGATATGATGCCCTTTGGTGTCCTCCTCTTCTGGTAGGCAGTGTACATGTAGTTGTCCATCGCCGTCAGGGTCATCGCCTGACGCCACATGGTGTTGACTGGGCTTCTACCGTAGAGTTTGGATGGGGCGTACTTGCTGATGTGGATGACCTCTCCCTCCAGATAGTACTGGGTCTTTCCGCTGCCTGCCATGTTGGCATAGTGAGCGTCCTGCATGTGGTTTCCGCAGACGGTGCACTTCTCCTCCTGTCCGGGGTAGGCGATTTGGTCCCTGTGTATGGGACAGACCTTGTACCTACCACCACGAACCCCACGCTTGTCAGAGATGATTCGCATGAATATGGGGTCGCCTCTGATGACCTCCTTGACCCTGTAGTGCTGAATCTCGCCAGTGTCAGGGTCGATGAAGTAGTCCTTGACGATGATGAGGAAGGCGTCATCGACGACATTCAGGTCCTTCTCTATCTCGAACAGCACTTGGAGGAAGTTCTGCTCCATCTGGTTCTGCCCCTTGAGCAGCCACTTGGCATATGTGGTCTGGGTGGGGTCGGGCCCTCTGACCGGACCACCGCAGAAGTCACACTGGTCCAAGTCGTAGTGATACTCCTCATCACAAGCATCGCACTTCTTCTGAAACTTCTTCTCCCAGTAGTATCCCCTCCTGAATATCTCCTGCTGTAATTTGGAGATGACGGTCCTGAGTATGAGGTTCTCATGGCTGACCGCATACAGAGCGGGTATTGTAATTCCCTGTGCGAGCACTGGTTCCTGTATGCCCGTCGTGTAGAGGGGCATCTGTGGTTCCGGCGTCGAGCGTATCCTGAACGGGCTTCGTATTCGGTCGATGAAGCGCCCTATTGGTCCTCTGTCCTCCTCAGCCATCACAATTCCTCCTGCCATTTCGCAACGTCGTCAGCGCTCACTCCCCACTCTGCGAGCAGGGTCTGACTCTTTGCCTTATCGTCGCTCCAATTGGAGTACTTGACCAGCCTCTTGAGTTCCTCCTTCCTCAAAGGGTCGCTTTCGTCGATGAATGCGAGGACGGCTTTTGCCTGTGTGGACTTCATCTTGAGATGAGGCAACAGGTGGTTGAGCAACTTGCCGATGTCGTCCTTGGAGTAGAACTGCAATCTGTGCTGGCTTCTCTGGGTGTCCTTGTACACCTTCTGGTCGAGTTGGAGCACGCCACACCCTAGGGTCTTCTGCAACTGCTCGCAATGAACCCTGCCTCTTGTGCCGGTAGCGATGAACCCCGCTCTGGGCTCTCCCCTGCCGGTTATCGATATGTAACCGTCAGCATCTAGGAACCCAGCGGCATAGGCATACGGGTCCTTGAGGACGAGCCCGTCATTCTCCATCTTGACGAACGTGCCCCTCTGGGCACCGTTGACTATGTCCACCTCCTCACCGTACAGTGACAGGAGTTTGGATAGTTTGTTGGCTGTGAGTCCCGGCATCTTCTCTATGGTGTCGGACTCGAACATCGCTCTAGCGCTCATTGGACCGTTCATCTTCAGCAGAGCCGCGCACTTAGTGATTGTCTCTTGTTCCTTGTCACTTAGTCTGTCCATCTGTGAAAGGGTGCTCTTCCACATCTTCCTCGCATCCTTCTTCATGTTCATGGCGTCGACCCATGCCTTCCTCTCATCGTCTCCCCAGACTTCCTCGTGCTCTTTCAGGAGTTCTAGGGCGTTATCGGCATCCCTCCACATGATGCATGCCTTGACTAGGCTCACCTTGCGGCTGTCCGAGAACTTCCTCAGGGACGTCATGCTCTTGTCTGACAGGTCGAAGTTGCGAATCTCATTGATGTAGTCGTTGGCCCAGTCTATGCTCTTGAGGGTCATCTCGACCTCCATCGACTTCAGCATCCTGACGTCTTGGATGAGAGCATCGATTTCGTGCTTCTCGTCCTTGTTGTGTCTTCTGGCCTTTCTCAGTCTGGATACGATGTCGGTGGCACTGACTCCGAGGTTCTCCTCGAACCAGCCCTCTCCGCTCTTAGAGAAGGCGCTCATGACCAAGACGTCCTGTTCTCATTTGCTTTCGTAACATGTGTTGTATTGTTGTATCTCTCTTCCATTCAAGGCACCATCCATGAAGGTGTTTTACGCTCTCCTCTGAACCACTCGTCGAAACCCGGCATATAATCATCGAGGAGCATCACCGAGCCCCTGAACTCCTTGGAGGCCCAGTTGGCGAGAGCGAGGCTCATCGCCAAGTCGTCATGCACGCCTACGCTCTCCAACTTGCCGTTCTTCTGCATGCCGAAGCGATTCAACTGCTGCATCAGTTCGTTCGTGAACTCCCTGCTTCTCTCGTCACCGTATGGGAGCCTGATGTTGTCCTGCTCGAATGCCAGTAACAGTGACATGAACAACGACTCCTTCTTAGTGCGTGTGGTCATGAAGACCCTGATGGGCATGTCAGATGCGAGTTCCCTCATCTCCTGCTCCAGCATCCTCTGGAAGTTGTTGCCCTCGAGTTCGATTAGGTCAGGCTTGAACTTATTGTTCAGCATGACCATCATCCGCTTCTGGGCCATCGAGGACATCCCCCTCTCATGGACGACGTGGATAATCTCCTTCTTCTCCTCGTCGGGCTTTATCCTCATGACGGTCATGGCCGTGAAGTCTGCGTTCTTGTCAGACGCGATGGCCGGGTCATGCCCGATGAAATGGTGACCGAAGACACCATCTGCCTCCCCCTCCTCGTTGTAGAATGTCTCGGCCCTGTCCATGAGAACTAGATTCGTGTCCTTGGCCTTCTCCAGCATGTCCATTGGGAACATGCTCGCCACGTCGTGGATGGGCTCGCATAGGTACTCGCGGCTGAACTGGATTGCAGGCATGGACAGCCTCCTCTGGTTGAGGGCCTCCAAGTCCCACCTGCCGGGCCAGAGGGCCTCGCCCTTCTCGTTTATCGCAGGGTAGGTCTCGACCCTGAAGGTCTCCTTCTGCTCCAACTCCGCGTACAGGTCGTTGTAGGAGAATGGCGTGCCGACCATCATGAGTTTGCTGCTGTGGTGCAGCACTGGTAGAAGCACACCGTAGAACCAGTCTGCGGTCTTGGCCAACTCGGTGGATGTGGTCCCCCAGAGGATATCGTCGCACACGACGATGTCCGGGTGGAAACCACGGGTGGCACCACCGACCGACTTGGCCATCAAGCGGGAGCCGTTCGTGAAGTTGAAGTACGACTTTGCCCATCTGTCACCGTCGTCCTTGAGGTGCCTCAGAATGGGCGTGCCCTCCACGAGGTTCCTGATGAACCGCATGTGCTCGAGGGTCTGCTCTAGCGAGTGGGAGAAAATCATGATGTGGGTGTTGGGCTTGAACGCCGCTATCCACAATGCGTAGGACATGAAGAACACGGACTTGCCGTGGTCACGAGACGCCTTGACGCAGTAGTACTGGTGATTGGCCAGACCGTCGTGCCAAGACTTGTGATGCTCGTTGTACATGAACTCGAGCATCTCGGTGAAGAAGTACTCGAACGATTTTTTCGCCATCTCCTTGTCCATGTTGAGGATGAACTCCTCCATGTTCTCCTTGCCGGAAATAGTATCACGCTCCTGTGGACTGCATGTTGGTCTTGTCTCTCAACTCTTCAGTCAGTTTAGCCTGCTGCTCCTGATTCATTTCCTCTTTCTTCTTCCGCTCCTCTTCCTGCTTCTCCTGCTGCTCCTTCATTTGCTCCTCTTGCTGCTGCTTGAGGGACTCATTCACCTTGGAAGCGAAGCCGCCGGTTATGGCGCCGAAATCGGCCATGCTGGTTTGTTCTCCCTCGCCCGTGGGTGGAGCACTAGCGTCGAAACCACCAGTGTCAATCGGGGGCCTCGTTCTTCCAGCGAGCACGTTTCGTGCCCTTCCTGTGCTCATGGGCGTTGGTGGTGCTCGAGTAACGGATACGAGTTCGCTGGGTTGTGGTCTATTCAGCGCGTCTCTGTACCCTGCGGATGAGCCTCCGAATGTTCTCCTTCCCCTCTGGTCAAGATAACCTACGTTACCTCTGGTTCTGTTGTCCCTCTCCAGTTGCTCTTGCTCGACTGCATCGAACATGTTACCGAAGCCTTGGAACTCTGGCCTCATCGAGTGCGTGACGTTCAAGCCTGCCCTCCCGATGGAGCCGGGAGTTGACCCTTCCCTCAATTGCTCCGCTGCTTGCTCTGCTACGCCCTCTGCCGTTCTGGGGAGTATCGGGTCTCTGACAAAGGTGTCAAACTCACCTTGCTGACCTTGAGTATAATCAGCCATGCTCTCTTGGATTTCCCTATCAATGTCACCTTGTGGTCTACCAGCCTCTCTCACTCCGACCTTAGCACCATATTGTGCTCCCGCTCTAGTGGCTAATGGTTTTATGAACTGCTGTGCACCATATGCGCCAGTTGCCATGCCTGACAAACTAGGCGCTTGACCTGATATTGATGAGTCATAGATATTCTTGAGACCTGAACCGAGCATGGCCGCGATGCCACCGTACTTACCAGCCATCTGTGCAGCCCGACTAGCGCTTTGACCAACTTGTTGCTGTTGTTGTGGTGAGTATGACCCACCAGCCATACTATCCATGGCTGCTTGCATCCCAGCCTCATGTGGTGATATTGGGGTTTCTGGAGTGAGAAACATACCACTACCACCTTGACCGCCCAACATTAGTTGAGGTTGCAATCCCGAGTTGCCTGCTTGTACCGCTTCTGCTTTCCTGACTAGAACCGTACCCATTCACTCACCCCCGAATGCAGTCTTGACGACCTTGACGACCTTGTCGCTGTATCCGTACTTCTTGCTGATTCTGGTCCAGTCTCCCTTCGTGAACACGATGGTGTGCACGTCGATGGGAGCGATGTCCATCTTCTTGGCCATGGATGAGACGTCGTTGCTGGAGTCTAGGCTCATCCTCCTCTTCGGTAGGAACTTGAGGACGTCCATGTCCTTCTTGGCATCCTCAATCTGCATCTGCTCGACAGCCTTCATCAGCCTGTCCCGAGCGACCTCGGGGCTGTCTGCTGACTTCATGTAGTCAGTGAGGAAGGTCTGGTAGGGGTCGGAGATTACCTGCTGGAACCGCTGCATCTGCTCTGGGGAGATTTGCGCTCCGGGTCTGACGCTGCCCACGTCCCTCATGGTCTGCTCAACCTGTGCTGGGCTGGCCTGCGCGAAAGCCTGCCTCCTCTGCTGGAAGGGAGTGAGCCTCGGGTCGCCTTGGGGAACGACTCCGACAGGAGCGGATGCGGGGACAGGAGCAGGCTCAGGTACAGGCGGGGGTGCACCTGCCGTAGTGGTGCGAGGACGAGATGGAGCGGGTTGAGGTGCGCCTGCTACGGTGCCTCCCCCTCCCACGGGCTCGGCAGATGTGGATGGGACTGCCCTCGATACGGAGCGAACGTGGTCTGGTATGCCCATGAGGTTACGGTCCTCCATGAAGCCACCGACAAGTCGGTCTTTCACATAGGGCGCTAGGTCGTTTATCTCTTCTTGAGACGGATTCTGCCTCCTAGGCTGCCCACCGCTGGCTATGGAGTACATGTGAGCGAGATACTCTATGACTCTCCTTATTTGCTCGACTTGGGCCATCGACTCCTCATCGGTCCTGATACCCAGTCCTGCCTCCTCTATCTCCTCAGGAGAGAGGGCATCGTACCTGAAGTTGGAATTTGCATCCGTGGGCTTCTCGACGTCCCTCGTGCCTGACATCAGCATCTTGGCCTTGATGCGAGCAGCATTCTGGTTGAGGGCGTTGGTCCTCCTCCTCCCGGTGGCCTCCTGCACCGTGCCATATGCATCGGGGTCGTATGCTATGTTGTTCAGGAAGTGCTCGATGTTCTTGTCTGCCTGTGCCCCATACCTCTCGGCGTAGTGGTCGTGGAGTTTGTTGTGCAGGTTCCCCTTGGTGGTCCTACCGAACAGGGACATGAAGGCAGGGTACCTGCTGAGTTCCCGGAACAGTTTCTCCTTCTCTGCGGTGTTGCCCAGTATGGCTTGCAAGGGAGTTCCCCTCCAAGTCTCTTTGATTTCGCTGAGGGGTATCGTCTGCTTTATCTCGGTTCCAATCTTAGAGGTATCGAAGCCGAGTGCATGGTTGATGTGCTCCATCGCCGAGTCCACTATGCCAGCGCTACCAGCAGAACCCTTCCTAGGCAGGAAGTAGGTGTCAGGCAGATGGTGAATGATATCCCAAGGGGTTATCTTTGAGAATGCCTGCTCGTTGATGCCCAAGTCATCGAACATGCCCCTGAGATGACCGGGAAGTTGGTCTCCTCCCCCAAGGTGACCTGAGGGGATGTGATGAGCGCCCGACATCATCGCGCCAGTTCTGGGATTTAGGATGAAGTGGAGGCTCTCGGGTCTGATGTAGGGCTTACCCACGAACGAGAAGTCCTGCCTCGGGTTCGGGAAGCCAGCCTCCTTCATCGCCTCCTCCAACTGGTTGTGGAAGGGTATCGAGTACGATTCGAGGAATGTGCCGTACCTGTGCTTCTGGCCGTGGCTGTTGGTCGTGGTGGTGATGAGCCTGCCCTCGGGACCGTAGTTGCCCCTGTTCATCACGTCCCTCTGGTAGGGACCGACGACGAGTTTTCTCCACATCATGCTGTCAACGTCTGGCAGGTGGTTCTTCTCATCGGGATGCGCGGCGTTGTACCTGTCAATTGCGTTCTGGACTATCTGCTTGGGGTCGCCTCTGATTCCACTCTGCTGCATCGCGTCCCCGATTCTCCTGATGACGCCGTCGACACCGTGGAGGTGCTCGCCGCCGGACTCGTCCTTGTAGACCATCTCACCATGGTTGCCTCTGGTGAAACTACCGGGGATGACCTTTCCGACACCGGGTATCCCGGTCTCCTGCTCCCCATGGGCTCCAGTGTGAGCGAACGCTGGGATGTCAGGTTGGTCGGGGTCGTCGATGTGCGCATCCTCCGGTGGGTACCTCTGGACGTGATAGCCGCCACCGAAGACGGCGAAGTTACCGTCACCCTTGATGAGCAGGTCGCCCATCTTGAGAATCGGGTATGACTTGCGGAGCACTCTGACCCTGTTCACGGAGTTCTTCCTCCCCTACTGGTGTAAACTCCAATGGGGTCCATGCCGAACGTGCGAGGCTCATTGTTCGCGTCCTCGGTCGCACCCTCTGGTCGAGTAGTCTGCTTGGGACCGTTCTCTGGGTGCTTCGGTAGGTTCGAGCCTGCGCCGCCTGTGTCCTTGGTCCCCATCCCCTTCTTCTTTCCTTCCTTCTGCCTTATGGCTCTCTTGGTATCAGCCAAGAGTTGCCTGAGTTCTATGATGTCGTATCGAGTGAGTTTCTTCTGTATCTCGCTCCCTTCCCCGATGGGTCCTGTCATGACTCCTTGGACCGATGACGATGGCAGCCTTCCGGGTCTCATCATAGGTGGTGCTGCCATCTGCTGCACACCGACACCTGCTGTTGGCATTGGGGCGGGTGGGGCACCCGGCATGGGCGGTGGTGTTGGCATCGAGGGTCTCGGTGGCATGGCAGGTGGCATTATCGGTGGAATTCTGTGCGGCTTGAGGGCAGGTCTCCTTGGTCTCGCTACGCCTTGAAGCCTACCACCGCCCGTCGCACCTGCTGTGTATGAGCGTGCACCGAACCTCGCTGGTGTGGATGCCACTGTCCTAACGCCACCCAGTCTCTTCCTGCCTTCCTGCTGACCCATGTACTGTCTGTACTTCTGCGGATTCTTGGATGTGGGTTGCTTGGTCTGCACCCCTCGATGTGACATCTCTACCGCTAGGTGCGAGCGTCCCAGCCCTGTCTTCTTGTCGCTCTTGATTCCCCTGCTTCTGGCTTTGGCCCTCCTCGATGTCGCTGATGCTGGGTTGACCCCACCCGGTGGCATCTTGAATTGGCCTGTTGAGGGACGGAATTTTTTGCTGCGCTCCTTCTTGGCCTTCTTCTCCTTGGCCTTATCCCTCTTGTCCTTCTTCGGTTCGGGGTTCTTGTCTGGCACGAAACCCTGCGCTTCCTCCTTGAGCAGTTGGAAGGCTATGTCCATTGGCTCTCCCATTGCGAACTGCTGCCCTCCAGCAGCGCCGGGACCTCTGGCTTGGTTCGCTAGGCTAGTCAGGAAGCCTAGGTTACCGGGTGGGCCGGTCTGAGCGGATATCTCACGCTCTTGGTCCCTCTTGTCAGAGTCATCCTCTTCCTCTTCCCCCTCGTCCTTAAGCCCCTCCAAGTCTGAGGGTTTGACCTTGATGTGCTTGACCTTGCTCATGAGAGCCCTGCGAGCCTTGTCCTTGGCCCTCTTCCGGTCCATCTTCGCATCCTTCTCCTTGCCATCCTCGGCACCATGGCGGTCCTCCTCGTGATTGTTGACGTACATGTGGGAGGACTCGCTCCGTGGATTGTACATGCGAGTGTCAGAGCCAGTGCCCATGCCGCCTGTTCCCTGTGGCATCAGTACTCAACCCCTGCGTACTCGAAGCAATGCTGCTTGGTCTTCTCACCTAACTTGATGTAGAATTCCGTTGCCATGGATTCATTGACTATGCAACTGGCCATGTCCTCGCACAGGTCATTGAACTTGTTCACTGACTCTTTGAGTTCCTCCCTCAATGGGAATATTTCAGCAGGGTCATCCGATTCGGACATTTTATCCAGCGTTTCTACCATATCAGTGAGGCAGAGCATCGTGACTCTCTCGTGATTCATGTTGGCATAGTACTTGAATCGCTTGCAGACCAGAATGACGTATTCCATGTACGTAGGCATCTCCTCCTCTAGGTCGAAGGTGGGAAGTTGGAACAGCGAGAAGCCCGGATGCGTCACCTGCATCAGGTCTATCGTTCTCGCAATCATTGCTCCACCCCATCGACCTGCTCCTGTAGAGAGGCTTTGATTCTCTTCCAACTCTCAGGGCTCTCCTTGGCGAGTTCGACCTTGAGGATGTTGATTGTGTTGTTGACTTGGGCACCCTCGCTGTTTGCTCCCCATGTGGTCTGGAGCCTGACTAGGTCCTTGAGGGACTCTCTCACTTCCTTGTGCAAGGAGACTGCGTTCCGGATGAAACCGTCCTCATGAACCGAGGACTCGTCCATGAGTTCGTCGAACTTGCTATTCAGCCTCTCTAGGTTGTTCCTCATGACATTGACCTCCTGTCCCACGGTTATTGCCACCTCAGTGGCAGCGGACTTCTGGACGAGGGGCTGGAAGTGGTTCTTCATGTGATGGTATACAGCCTCCTCCTTTATTCCGAGTTCCTCGGCTATGAGGTCGGACTCGGCTCCGTTCGAGAAGAACCTGTGCTCGAAGGATGCCCTGTTGCTGTGGGTGCAGAGAACGCAGGAGGGGTTCGATGCGAGATGGTACTGGCCCATGTGATTTCTGAAGTGCCTGTCTGCTGTGTTGGCCCTCCAACCCATGTCTTTGTCCAGTCTCTGGCAACTGGTTTCGCCGTTCTTCAACGCCTCCTCTAACTCCTCTCTCTGCTCGCTTGTGCAGAAAGAACAGGACCGTTTTACAACTGGCTTGCGCTCAACCACGGTGAAGCCGTGTAGGGAGACGGCAATTAACATTGCCTAATTAGAACCGCGTTATCCTATGGTATACTGACGTCAAGAGAAAAAGAGATAGAAACACGCCGACAACCATCATGGTCATCTCCGACTGGTTGATTTCATTGGCCTTGAACAGCAGTATGCCGACGAAGATTACGATGGCGCTGATTAGTTGAACCATCACCATATCGACTATTACGCTCCTCTTGGGAGCGAGCATCTGCATCGAGATGTCAGCGAACTGCGTGGGTATGGGTAGTTGATTGCCACCCATCATCAGGCCCTACCCCCGAACATCAGGTTTCTCATGAAGGAGCCACCCGCCTCAGCGGCACCCTGCATCATACCGGGGTCAGCCATGGCAGTTTGAAGCGCCCCATGCAGCATGCTCGACTCAGCCCTCTGCATGGTCTGCATCCTCAGAGTGTCAGCGTTGCTGACTGAAGCATTGACATCATTCTGTAGGCCGCTCATCTGGGCCATGATGTTCTCGGGACTCATGGTCTGGAGTTGGGTTGGTAGAGATGTCGGGTCCAGTTTGAAGACGCCTAGTTCGTCATCGAAGTTGAAGGATGCCTCTTTCAGGACGTTCAGGAGCGAGAAGGTCATCATCTGCCCGAGTATGTCTAGAACCAGATTGAAGGTGTTGCTCTGGACGAACCTCTCGACTGGTATCTGAGTGTTGAGCATGGTGACTAGAATCTCGGTTTCAGTAGGGGGCATCATGCCGTTCTGCGCATACTGAGGGTCCATGCCAGCAGCGCTGCCTAGGAAGGAACTCATGAGGCTGGGTTGCTGGGGCTGTGGTGCATACCAGTTGTTCTGCGGTGGCATGTAATTGCTGCCTGACATGGCAGACATCCCGCCACCCATCGGCGCACCAGTCATTGATAGGTTGAGGGCATTGCCAGTCGCTGCTGGTTGTTGTCCACCGTAGCCCATCATTGCTGCACGCCCTCCTGTGTCTGGTTCGGAATGGGGTTGTTCACTTGAGCCTGTTGGTCAACGAGAGGAGGGGGTTGCGCTTGCTGCATCTGCATCGCTTGCTGTGCTAGAACCTCTTGGAAGGCTTGGGTGGGGCTCTTCATCTCAAGCAGTTCCTTCTGGAACATCCTATTGTCGAAAGTGATGACTGTGAGGTCATTCTCCTCAGTTTCGGGATTGCTGTAGAACTGCACGGTTATGCCTTTGCTCTTTCTGGAATCCGCCATAATCTCAGCGAAGAAGGGCTCGTACTTGTCCACCATCGGATGCTGTGGTCCGGTTTCCGCACCGGCGAGGGTTGCCACCGGCACTGAGACTAGGCTGACGCCTTTCTTCATCTTGTCTCTGAAGCGACTTGGTTTCATCTCTGCCTCTGCCTCCTCCTGCTCCTCCCACTTTCTCAGTAGATGATACAGATGGAGATGCTCTGGACAATAGGTTCCTCTCATCTTCCTGCCACTGGTCACACCCTCTCTTGCTACGAACGCCTCTGCTTCCCCTGTGATTGGGTTCTGCCAGTACATCTCCCAGAGGGACTTACCTGTGTCCTCGTCGCAGATTCTAGCATACAGGTTGTCATACTGTATCAGTTCCTTGACGTTGCAACCGTCTATGCAGCACGTCCCAGTGTCCTTGTTGTATCGGTAGTTGCTCCAGAAGAAGAGCCTCCTTGGGTCTAGTATTGACCTCTTGGTCGGCTTGAGAAGTTTGTAGGCCTGCTTGATGTCTTGCTTTCTGGCCTTCCTTGGGTCAGGATGCCTAGAGGGGTAGAAGTTCACCTTGGGCACCTCTATGTTTTTCTCAGCAGCGACCTTGGCCATTTGTTGCTGGGCAGCCTGCTGCTCCAGTAGTGCGGCATGAGTAAACTGGGGATTGCCCTGCTGGGCCAGAGCCATCAGAGCCGCTTCATTCATCTGCCCAATAGACTGATTCTGCTGCTGTCCATAGAATGGAATCGCATCCATCAAGATTTACTCCCCCTTGGAGGCTGGAAATACCTGAATTATCATGCTTTCGTTCTCCACCTTTAATTCCCAAGCGATTTTTTCACCGGACATCAGATTGAACTGCTTGACAATCCAAGAGGGCACGGTAGTGCGTAGAGAGCCTGTGCCTGTGGAGGTTAAGGAAGTCTTAGTGACGCTACGGCCCATGGTGCTGCGAAGAGGCACCACATCAAAAAGGTCACTCATGAGGTCAGGTTCAGTAATTGAGCATGTCAAAGAGAGTCTGCTCGACGTTCCACCCTATCCTCGTAGCCATGAAAGCCCGTTTGGTGGGGACTCCTGCTTTCTGCAAGCGAATCAAATCATCCCTGAAGGGGTCGAATATCTTGTGCTCGCCTATTCTACCCTGCTGCCATAGTACAGCAGCCTTCTCATCGAAGAACCTGTCTGCCTTGTTGGCGACGAGGAGCAACTGCTTGGGTGCGTACTTCTTGCCCTTCAACCTGCTCTTGAGGTTCCTGTACCTGTAGTTGCGGTAGAGTATGGCGTCGACTAGGTACTTGAAACCAGCAACCTGCTGCAAGGCCTCGTCGCCTCCCTTGAAGGCCCTGTCATCGAACATGAAGACGACATACTCGCACTGCCTCGCTACCATGTCATCGACCCAGAGGTTCCAGAATCTGTCCTCGCCACCTATGTCAGAGGAATGCACGACTCTCCTCTCGCCCTCCCAACGCAGTCTCTTCCTAGTGGGCTTGGGAAGCACGTACCTAGTCAGCAGTTTGAAGTGGTTCGTTCTCTCTTCTAGGGGTATCTCCTCCATCTCACCGGGAGTGGTCATGTACCTGTCGAGAGTGGTCTTGCCTACCATCGAAGCGCCGTATATGCCCACACGTCTGGATTTCCAGTTGTTGTATATCTGCTGGCCCCAGAGGGCAGCGCCAACAAGAGCACTACCAGCCATGGCCGCCATCGAGGCTCACCTCATGACACTAGGCCGATTAACCAATTGCTGAAATCCTGCACCTGCACCAAGCCCCAGTTGACCGTGTTCTCATAGAGGCTGAAGTCGCCTGCGTAGTACTCAGCCGCTGATATGCCCACCATGCCTATTGCAGTGAAAAGGATGGTTCTCAGCCATCCTATGCCCCATTCGTACGTATTGTCAACCGTGTTTGCCATGTGCATGGCTCGAAGCGTCTCCTCCACGGAGTCGTCTGCTACGCTTCTGAAGATTCTAGGACCCTTTATTCCGGGTATGCCTAGAATTCCGGGTAGTGGCATCAGTTATCGCCACGCTTGGCCTTGTACCTTAAGTCTGGTGTTCCATCCTTCTTTCTGGGAATGTCATCATCGGTCTTCAGCCCCAACTCCAAGGGTTGGGTCTCTGCTGCCTGATGAGTCGGTATGCCGGGATTGAACTCATTCCCCATGCCGGAGAAGGAAGGAGATACCTTGTCCGGGTTCTCAGCCAACCACCGTAGTTCGTTCTCCAACTGCGCCTCCTGCATCCTCATCTCCAAATCGGCTCTTCGTGAGTCGAAGTTCATCTGCTGCTGCCTCATGGTTCTGGTTCTCTGGTTCTGCATCTCTGCCATCTGCACCCTCTCCTGCATCTGCTGCTCGAAGAACATCTTGAAGAAGTAGTACGCAATTGTCTGCACAGCCAGTGCTCCCATGGCATACGTCATTCCATTCACCCAAGAATCTCCAGAGGAGCCGTTCGGTAGCCAAATGCCAGCGTCGTAGACGCCGACAGCCACTCCGACCAACGCGGATTGGGCTAATATCAGCCCTGTCATCTTCATATCTTGTGAACCCTCATTCATTTCTCAATCACTCCTGACCTCGTATCTGGCACATAGGGTGCCATCATAAGGCTTGTGTCAGAAAGAGGGTCACACCTTTCTAGAAATTCTAATGTATTGTCTATACATATAGTTATATTTATTTATACATATAGATGATTATCAAGAATAATCGGAATCAAGCATTTTACCAAACGTGCTGTAGGCAGGTAGGGGGAAGTCCGTATCTGTACCTATTTGCGCCCTAGCGAGTTCTGCTACGCTCATGTCCCTTCTCGCATTCTCTGGGCTCATGGTCTCCTGACCGCCCCCGAACATCGCTCCCGGTTCCCCTGCTCTTTCTGCGAAGTTGTCACGAACCCTCTCTGATAGGCTCCTGCTACTCGCTCTGGGATTCAAAGACTCATTGACGAGTTCCTCCATGGTGATGCCGGGGGCCTCTATCGCTGCTGACAACTGACTTAGCATGCTGTTCCTTTGGGCAATGAGGTCAGGGTTGGGATGGTCATCAGGCACTGCGTGTCTGATGTGCTCTCGCATGTTGAGCAGATGACCCAGCATCGGGTCCTCCCCGTGGCCCATGGCCTCATGTGCGTCTATCAGCGATATTCTGCGAGCCAACTCGTTGACATCTTCAGTGTTGAAGTAGGCATCCCTAGGGGCAGTCCTCGCAGGGTTCCTCTGAGCCAAGTTCATGCTCGGCTTCGCCGGTGAATCGGCTGTCGGGGCATACGTCAGGCCGATTGCCTTGTCATACCTAGGGTCATCGTACCCCATTGCGAGTTCAGACTGGAGGTTCTGGAACTTGAGCAAATCCCACGCTTGGTCGAAAGGCCTCATCAGACAATCCTCCTCGTTCCCTCTCCAAAGTCTTGGTCTTCCATCACCCTGATAGGGATTCTATGTAGTTCATCGGGGTGTGTGTCTCCAAAACTGTCTATCTGAATGAGGTCCCTTCCATGTAGTGCATCTCGTAATTGTTGACTTCCACCATAAAAGCGTCTCTTACCGGGATACCTAGCGGACAAAGTGACTGGAACTTCAACATCACCATGACCCATATCAATCAGATTCTGCATTCTATGACGCCCCTCTTGTCCACGAACAATCCAGTGGCCGTCTTCTGTTTGTTTAACGTCAAAATTAGGCATACCGTATGGCCTACCTAACTTCATCTGTTCACCCATTGCTGTTAGGTAGTTATCATTCGGAGTATACCCTTGTAATTCATACACATCATCTGGGTTGTCGTCATACATCAAGTCCTCACGCGGCGTGTCGTAAGCGATTTTCATGTATTCCGTAGGAGTCATCATCGTCTTGACATGCTCATCCCCAAAGTAAGTCGCACTACCCATGATAGGAAAGGGATACTCCTCTGTGCGGAATTGATTCATCATGTCCTGATACTCACCACTGTCATGAGCCCGACTAATATCTGCTATGTCAAGCATGTTCGTAGGACCGATTTGGTAGCGAGCCATTTTCAGCAAAGCCCACGCTTGGTCGAAAGGCCTCATCAGACCACCCGCAAGGTTCCTCGGTTCTTGAAGTGCCGAGCCCTGTTTGAGTGCTCATTCTCAAGAGTGAGCCTCCCACCTTGCGTGTGACTGACATCCTTGTGGTCGTGGGAACCATAGATGCCTCGCCTCCTTCGTTCCCTATTCAGGTCCTCGCGGTATTTTACCCTGTCAGGGCTCGACTCGTACTTGGTGTCATACTCCTTCTTGTGGCGCTTGGCCTCGGGCGAGAGTTCTCTTGCTTTCAGGACTGCTACGCCCTTGACGATAGTGGGTTTCCCACCGACGCCTTGCTTCTTAGACCTCTTCCTCTTAGTCGCTGCTCTCTTCTGACCAGTCGACATGCTTCCAGATGTCTTGGGTGTCTTGTCTGAGACTTTGACAGATGGTCTGCACTTTGGATACCCCTTTGACGACTTCTTTGCCTTGCTTCTGCCACACGGTGGGTGCTTGCCATCCTTGTCCTTCCTCGATACGTCCACCCACTTCTCCTTGAACCATCGATTCAAGTCCTTCACTACCAGTGTATTGTGGCAGGTGCAACGGGAGTTTGAACTCATTTCTTCTTCCCTTTCCCCTTTCCTCGGAACTTGCCCCTGCAATACTGGACAGCCCATCCGTTAGCATAGGCAGACGGATAGACCTTGAATTTCCTCTTTGCAGCGGCTTTCCCTTCGGGGCAGAGTTTCTTCTCGAGAGAGTCCCACGCCACATTCATGCCGACGCAGTGGCCACAATCACAAGAACCTATCATAACACGCCCACCATTTTCTTGACTTTCTGTTGCGCATCTAACAGTTTGTAACATGGGCATTTAGGTGCTGAAACAGAACACTCTCGTCCTATCTCCATGCATTTGCATGGGTTATTCTTAGTAGCGCCGCAGCAGCACTTGTCTTTCTTCAACAATTCCACCTCTTCAATGCTGCACCTTTTGGCGTCAACTTTCCATCTTTGCTAGTTGGTCCCTTGCTGCCGCTCATGCGAGCGCAGAATGACTTGCGCCTCTTTGCCCTCTTGCTTCCGGGCTTGAGTTTGGAAGGCTTGGTAGTCACTGGGGGCTTGAGGTTGGCACCCTCTTTCCTCTTGAAGTGCGCTCTGCCCTTGGCACTGAGACCACCCTTTCGGCTGTGCCTGTTCTTGTTGTACCCGTGGAACGGCTTGGACTTCTTCTTGGCCTTCTCGAAGTAGTCCTCGACCAGTGACATCGATGCCTGTTGCATTGGCGTGCAGCAGTCACAAACGTCGAACTCGGCCCATGACTCGTCCTCTGCTAGGCTCTTCTGAATCCAGTTGCCGCTCATTGCCTCTCCTCCGGTGGCTTGAGGAACTCAGAGTAGTCCATGTCATCCAAGGTGCCCTCCATCTCCTCCACCGAAGTCATGGGGAGCCCTCGCTTCCTCCTCATCGCGTTCACCGCGTCTACGGTGACTTGCTTCCCTCTCCTAGCCATTGCTGGGTCTGGCTCCTCTTCCACTGGCTCGGGTTCTGGTTCGGGCTCGGGCTTCGGTGCCATCGGCCTCCTCTTCATTGGATTGGGCCTACGCGGTGGCGAGGCACTGCGAATCTTGAGTATCTCCCATGCGTCATCGAAACTCATGGCTGTGGTCCTCCTTTCTCCTCCTGATACATCCGATAAGCCTCTCTTCGTATCTGCTCCTCTGCATCCGAAAGTGGGGTTCCTATGGGTGGTAGTAGAGCCATCAAGTCCTCCCAGCCCAAGAACTCCTCATCCTCCTCTTCTGGCTCATCAGCAAGAGCATCGTACATCCCCTCACCGGGGTCGTGGTCCATGATGTCCTCCTCTCCCATAGCGAGTGGTCCGTATGGGCTGGCATCGAACTCACGAGCGCCGAAATCGTCCATCATCCTCTCCCTACCCCTTCGAGCGATACCGCCCGTCTGTTCGTATCTACGTGTTCTTTTAGGGTCAGTTTCATATTCCATCGTCTTGGGTCTTATCGGCAAGGTCGCTTTCATAAATCCCCAAGCCTTCTTCATCGCTCCATCAGGCTTCGATGTGTCTTCGGGCTTCTTCGGCATCTTGGGGCCGACGGAGATGACCAGTGCTATGGATGGCTTCTTCTTCTCACCAGCGTAGTCCTTGACATCCCCATCTGCCATCCTGTCACCTCGTTCTACTGACTCTCACTAGACCTGTCTGCCTTCGCATGCGAGGGCGTATGGTGCCACGGGATAAGGCACGGGCATATCTAGCCTTCGCTTTCCTTGTTTTCGTCTTACGCGCAAGTCTCTGTACCTTGGCCTGAGCCAGACGCTTCGGGCGGTTCTCGATGTACGAACGCTTCAGCACCGGATACCAGCCGGACTGCCCCATGTCCAAGGCCAGACAACGTCATGTTGATTACCTTTATTCTACCTCGCCGGGTCGTGGTGGCTTCTGGGGAGACTGGTCTCTCTTCTTCCAACTCTTCCAGTCAGCATCCCTATCAGCAACCCCAGACCCCACACATACTCAAAATGCCATTCTTGGCACCACTGCTGGCTACCGCTGGAAGAGCCATGGCATCACAAGGCGTCAAGGGCGCTCTCTCGCAAGGCGCGAAGAAGGTCGGCGAGATGGCCACGAAAGAGGGACTGAAGGACATGGCTACGGAAGGAGCCAAAAAGGTGAGCGAGAAGGTCGCCTCCAAGGAGGGCATGGATGAGGCCATGGGCGCTCTCAAGGAGAGACAGCAGCAGAAGGAGATGGAGAGACGCCAGAAATCCAACGAACTCATGGAGCAAGGACGGCAAAAGGCAAGTACTGGTTCGACTACGATGGGCTCATGATAAGGGGCGGCGCCGAGGAAGTAGGCCAAATAGTCATCAGGTCACTGGTAGAAGCAGTTCTCAAGGTCATGCTGATGGGGCTAGTTGCGGTCTGGGGCATAGCGACGCTAATCGGGTCACTCTAATGCCCGATTCTTCTTTCCACGTACTTGGTCACAGTGCCTAGGTCCTCAGGCTTGACCCCACAATCGAGTCTCTCGTCATTCGCCCACTTCACGAGGTCCTCAGTGGACAGATTACCACCACTTCCCGGTACGAATGGACATCCGCCCATTCCGCCGATGCTGCTGTCGAACTGCCGCACGCCCATGTCGAACGCCGTGCTGAGGTTGTCGAACATGCGGTTCCTCCTCGGCCCATGGTGCAGGTGCAATGCTAGGTCAGCGGTTATGCCCATGCCCCTAGTCAGGTTGATGACGCTGCGAATCAGCGTCGGGTCAGCAGAGCCTATCGTGTCGGAGAGGACGATGGTGCCCCCGAGCGAATCGGCCCATCGCAGCGACCGCTCCATCTGCTCTTGCTGCACACTTCCGACATACGGGCATCCGAACATGCAACTCAGGTAGACCCTGATGCGGCTCTTGTCAATGCCATCGAGGGCCGCGCAGTACTCGGTGAAGACCTGACTGCTCATCCTGCCGTGGTTGTTCATGTTGAAACTCTCGCTCGGGGAGAAGAACACGTTGAAGTTCTCGACCCCGATTTTTTTGGCCCTCTCCACCCCCTGCTTGTTGGGAACAAGCATCGCCAATTCGCAGTCATACTGCAAATGCGGTAGTTGTTTGAACAGGATATCGCTGTCAGCCATGTTAGGCACCTTCTCGGGGTGCACTAGCGACCCGACCTCGATGTTGCGAATGCCGGACATGGCAATCTCCTCGATGAGTTCGACCTTGACCGCTGTGGGCGTTATCGTGTCATGGCTCTGGAGACCATCTCGTGGACCGACCTCGTAAATCTCGAAGTCCATCCCTACTCCCCTCGATACATCTCACCTTGGTTGTACAGCATGGCGAAGCCAATCGGGAACGTCGTGTTCAACACACCATCTCCGGTGTGACTGCTGCTTGCCTCGAGGGGCTGAATGCGGGTTTCCCCGGTGAGGCTAGGGTGATAACAACACTGATAGTAGAAAGAACGGGTAGCGATTCCCAAGCAGCAGCCACGGTGGTGGGTATAGGGGTCAAGACTTCTAAGTTTCGCTATCTGCGGCGCGTCAGTTCATCTAGTCTGGATGCTAAACGATTTCTCGGGTTGGGTCCTGTCAGGCTTGCTGCATACTCATCCAACGTCGGGCCACCGTAGTCTATCTCCCCAGCCGCCGCTTGCGCTGAGGCTTCCGGAGCCTGCCTCGCCATCTCATCTATGACCTCTTGCGGTGAGCCTACATCTGGATACAATGCGCTATCATCGATTCGGCCCGCCACATTACCACCTGAGGTGTTTGTTTTGCTGTAACCTTCGACGAATGGCTCTCCTATACTGGGGTCCACGAACTGAGGGCTCATGCCAGTTTCATTGCCGTAGGTCTCGAATCCCGGAAACGCTCTCCTGCTCGGCATCTCCACAAGATGGCCGAATGGTCTCGATTCACGGATGGCTCTCGGTATGTCCCTATCACCCACTATCTCGTCACTGAGATATTTTCTCTTAATTTTACTCCTGCTTGGTAGGTTTATCCCTTTCATGTCCTGCAAAGGGTCTGCACGGAAGGTCTTGAGGTTAGGCATCGGTCGGTCGTCAGTGAACATCGGGTCGTATCCCACGCTCCTAATTCCGGGTCTCGTAGGGCCCGGACCCTTGCCGGACTGCAACCTCCGCAGCATGCTGATGATTGCGGGATGGACGGTGCCTATCCTCCTCTGGGGCGTCATCTGCTCGAAGCCCTCGCCGAGTCCGGGCATCTCTTGGTACTGCTGCTGCTCAGGCAGCGCCTTCATGAAGCCCCAAGCCTCGTCGAACGCTACACTCATGTTAAGACTCCCTTTGCAATTTGGGGAACGTGCCGCTTCTTCGCATATCCCTTAAGGCATCTTCCGCATATAGATTTCTCCTTCGTATGTTATCGAGTACGGCTTCCATGCTGGCTGGTTCTTGTGCACCGGGATTGCTCTGCCTGACTATTGTGCCGTAGCGCTCCATTGAGTCTAACGTGAAAGGGTCATCCGGGTCGCTCTCCGCTGCTCCTTTCGGCTCGTAAATATCACCTGCCGCAGCCTGTTCCACGAAGTCGCTGGGTGGCAACTTAATCGGAGCCCCCGACGGACCTACCTCACCCGGACCTAAACCTGATTCGTAATTGTATGCGTCTGCCATCCTCTTTCTCCTCATCAATCCGTGAATTGCTGGATGGAATGACTGTTTGAGCAGCATCCACGCATCGTCGAATGCCGACATTGCTCGTCGGATGAAGCCTTGGCGTATGAAAGTTTTCTAATTTTTTATTTTTTATTCGAGCGCCGTGTGTGGTCATAAGAGCGCAAACGCTCTGCGCAAACGCACATCCTCCGGCTAAGCCCCAGCGCAAACGGGGTACTGCGGCGGTGGTGGTTGTGGCGGGCGCGGCAGCGCAAACGCTGTACTGCGTTGCTGGTGCATGTGTAGCGCAAACGGTAGCGTCACGCAGGGGTGTGTTATCGGGGGCGGTG